CACGATGCTTCTGATGAAAGATTGAAAGAAAATATTATTGAACTTAGTGACTGCTTAAATAAAATAAATCAATTAAAACCAATATCATATAATTACAAAACTGGTTGGAATAAATATACAGAAGGTAAAACTAAATATGGTTTTGGTGCTCAAACAACACAAAAAGTTGATGAATTATTAATTGAATCATTTAGTGATGAAGATGTAGATTTGAATGGAGTTAAAATTAGTAATATTTTAAGAGTAAATGAAAAATTTATAATTCCAATGCTTGTTAAAGCAATACAAGAACTATCGGCTAAAGTTGAAGCATTGGAGGCAAACTAAATGGCACTAACACAAATCAGTACTAAAGGTATTAAAGACGGAACTATCACTGGAACGGATCTTGCCACCAATGTAGACTTGGTTGATAACCAAAAATTAAGACTTGGTACTTCTCAAGATCTAGAAATTTATCACGATGGTACTGCTTCATTTATATCAAATACTACTGGCGATTTAAAAATTGATTCTGATAATATAAAAATTAGACAATCTAATGGTGATGCTTTTATCAAATGTCAAAGTACTGCGGTAGAACTATATTTCGCTGACAATAAAAAGTTTGAGACTACAAATACTGGTGTGTCTGTTACAGGACAGTTTGCTTCTACTGGAGCTATCATCATTGATGATGGAACAAATGCAAGAATAACTCTTGCACCTAATAGTGCAACAAATGCAAGAATATTAGCAACAACAACAGGTTTCGCTGCATATACTAATTTAGAAATCAGAAGTTCTACAGTCGCCTTTAAAAATGCTGGAAATACACAGACGATGACTTTAGATGCGTCTGGAAGGTTGCTTGTAGGAACAACTACTGAAGGTTTTGGTTCTTTTGGAGATAAATTTACTATTGCTGATAGTGGTCATTGTGGAATGACTATCAGAAGTGGAACGACTAATGATGGTAATATTTATTTTTCTGATGGAACAAGTGGTGTTGATGAGGTTAGAGGATTTGTAGAATATAAGCACTCTAATAACTCATTAAATTTAGGTACTAATGCAGCGACACGCCTAAGTATCGCATCTGATGGTAAATTAACACATACTTATAACATAGGCACTAATGGTGATGAAGGGTTAGTTTTAAATACAAATGATGGAACTAAAGCATCTTCTATTTTATTTAAAGCTAATAATGAAAATAGAGCGAGAATTGATGTACAAAGATTATCGGGTGATGGAGGACAATTAAAAATACAAGTTGCCCAGATGAATAATACCAACACAATGTTAGATGCTATAACTATTGCACCAACATCATCTGGCGATACAACACCTAATGTTACTCTTAGTGGCAATTTATACGTTGGAACTGCTACCGCAGATGGCATGATTCATGCAAGAGTTGATGCTGCTCCCTCTACTAACTTTGCTGATAATAATATTGCAATTGCTACTGGAAATCAATACATACATATTTCAAACAGTAATACAACAGGTATTGTACAAGCAGGAATTGTAATGAACGCTGCTGGTAGTGCTAGTGCCGTAGGAGCAATTTATGTCGAGAAAAGTAATTCATATGTAGGATCTATGATCTTTCGCATGAGAGATAACGTAACTACAAGTAAAGAGCGCATGAGAATAAATCCTTCAGGCTTTGTATGCATAGGAACCACTGATAATATTATTTTTAATCATGGAGCTACTGGTGATGATGGAATTGTTTTAGGTCCTGATGGAGCAATTCAAGTAGCCAGAACGGGTGACCAATGTATGATACTTAATAGAAGAGGTACAGATGGAACTGTTCTCTCATTTCATAATGATGGAGCGTGTGTTGGGTTTATTTCTGTAAGTGGAGCTACGACAAGTTATTCACCAAATTGTTCCGATAGGACATTAAAGAAAAACTTTGGAGATTGGACAGAGAATACTTTGAGTCTATTTAAAGATTTAACACCACAGACATTTAATTTTTTAATGGAACAAGATACTGATACAAAACATAAAGGTTTTATAGCTCAAAACGAAGTTGATAAGTTTCCAGAGGCTTACCCCAAAAATGATGATAAATATTGGTTTGATCCAATGGCAATGGTTCCATATTTAATGAAAGCAATACAAGAGTTGGAAGCCGAAGTTGCAGCATTAAAGGCTAATTAATATAATACATTTAACTATTTATTTTTTATGGCAGTCGATCCACAGCAAAAACTTGAAGCTTTAAACACTGAGTTACAACAGGTAGTAAATAATTTTAATCAGGCAAATCAAGTCGTAGAAAACTGCAAGCAAAGAATATTTGAAATAAAAGGTGGTATTGCTGCTTTAGAAGAAGTTCTTAAACCAGACGAAGAGACAGAAGAGTCTAATTAGTTTTATTAATCATCTGACGTTGCATTAAGCCTAAAGTGACGTACAAAGGTGATAGACCTATAATTAGAAATAACACAGCTATTGTCATAACAGACATAGCCTTAATTAATGCAAACTTAACCATGCTAAATAAGATTTCATCTATATTATCCATCGTATCTTTTGTAATCAGTATTTCAACTTTAGGTGGAGCGTATGCTGGATATCGTTACATAACCAGCCCACAGTTTGAAAAGATGATGATGGATAAGGTAATAGACAAGGTATCAGGAATGATGCCAAAAGTATTAGATGGAGCGTTACCTAGTACAACAGGTGTTTCTATACCATTTAAAAAATGAACTGCTGGCACTGTAATACACAATTAATCTGGGGTGGAGATCAAAGCATTGGTGAAGATTGCTTACCACATCTGCAAGAAGAGTATTCAATGATGACTAATTTATCTTGCCCTAAATGTCATTCTGATGTAGAGGTTTTAATGCCTAAATATGCCTACGATTGATATACATAGGATTCATATACATGAAATAAATATTCCAAAGATTCCTGTATGGGAGCTTTACGTTCCAACATTAGATGTTATTTATAAACCAAAAGTAGATATACCAGGCTGTGTAAGAGTACATAGAAACAATTTACCCAGTTTGATTGATAACGATAAAGATGAATATGGAACGTATAGTGAATGTGGTAATTTTGTTATCCCGTCATTTGAACCACTGCAATATAATCCAAACGAATTTATTTATACAGAGGCCGATACACCTAAGAAAGAAGAAGAAACTTTAACCCCTACAGATCAGTCAGGACAATATGTACCACCAAAAGATAAAAAGGTTGAATTTGTAGAGTGTCCTGGAAGAAAAGATCAGAGAGTAGGGGACTTTCGTAACGAAAAGCGTTTGGAACGTGTCGTAGGTCATGAAAGAAGCGAAGATGGAACTATATGCACCACGATTTATGAAGACGTTCCCTTCAAAGATCAGTACATTCCAGAAATTTCTACTGTTATATCTACTGCTTTTATTGGCTTGGTTGCTGCCAGTACTCCACTATTACTTAATGCAGTCAAACCACTTGTAAAGCAAATTGTTAAAAAACTGACAAAGAAAAAAGATAAATCTACTTAATTTTTAATTGGTGCGTGTGTGGTATAACTTGTCCTTTCTTTGCAGTAACTATAACGTCCTTGCATAAATCATAGTAAGGAGAATCTTTTGCATATTGAATACCAGCAATCTTTAACTCTCCACAATTTTTTAAACGTGCCAATTCATAATTTAATCTGGCCTTGGATAACTCCATTCTCTGCAATTGTATCTGTGTATTAGCAGCACCTAGACAAGCATCTTGAAATCTATTATCCAACGGGATATTGAAAGTAAGAGCAACTCCAAAGTTAAGACCTAAAGAATCCTTGTTACCACTATAGTTTTCCTGATAGTAAAGTATATTACCTGGGTTATCTGGTACGTTATTATCGTCCTCATCTGTTGTGTCATATACAGGAGTCATATAGATGTAATCCTGTGGTCTTTTTATGTTGACAGTGGTTGTGGCAAAAGGACTGATACTCATTTGCGGACCTGAACATTTAATACCATTACCATAAAAATTTTCTACCATCGGACCCCCAAGCACCTGAGTGGCAAAATTCGACACACTGGATGAGGATTGTGCTACTGGGGCACTAGTGTTCGAGACATTAGCTAATACTGGATTTCCTACTAAAGTTATTGCGAGAAGATAGTTGTGGTATCTGTGACGCTTGTGCTTTCTATGGTGCGAGTTATATCGGTGACGGATTCTAGCCCAGCAGGTTTGTACACTTCTGTAAATTGAAAAGCATCTCCCTGATTTGTCTGAGTCCAGTTTGGTTTTTGCTGTAAATCTAAGTTTGTCCATGTATAGGTTGTACCGTTTACAGTTTCATTAACTGATGTGACAGGAGGTGATATAGACGATCCATCATGCTGAA